AAGGGGAGAAACTCCCCGCTCCATCCCTCATGAAAGGGAAACTAGGGAAGCGGCCTCACGGCCGCCGCCGCCTCGCTCAAGAACGAGGCACCCAGCCTATCTTATAACCTATCACGGCATCACGCGGAGTAACCCCCGTGTGATCCCAGGCTTCTCGCTTTTGCCCACCCTCACGGATGGACTTGAGCTCGCCGCCCGATGATAGGCCGTAGACGGCTGTTGCTAGGGTAACTTCCGGCTTGAAGTTCCCCCACGGTACCTTTCGGTATCGTGCGGGCCTGTAGGCACGGAAGTACCTGATCCCATTCCTGCGCCAGCGGAATCGCCAGCGACTCTCTTCGTCGTGAATAACGAGATCTCCAAGGTCCTCAGGACCTCGGATATCTCTGATAGCGTTTGGCAGAGCATCCAGGATGCGAAACCAAGCACTACGCACACGGTGCGAACGGTCCGGGGAAGCTTTCGAAGCTCTCCGGATACCATTCGCGAAAGAGATAAGTTGTTGCGGTTCATTCGGTGACTCCTTCAAAAAGAATGGGCGTACGTCCACCCCTAGGAAGTAGTCCCCACCACAACTCTCTCTGAAAGGACCTTCAACAAAGGATTTACCCTCGTTTATAGTCATTCCAAAGAACTTCAGGGCTGAAATCACATCCCTCGAGATCTCCGTCGGACAGATGATGTCATCGCCGAAAACGAAGACATCCTCGCCAGCTACCAGTGTGTTAGACCGGTCACAAGCAAGGACAAGACCCAAGAACAATAGGGTCTCAAGCTCGAAGGTGAAACCATTGCCCATGCTGGAGAACTTCTCCAGCACGTGCCAATTCCCGCGGAAGTTCGTCTTCTTCGACCTTAGGTCGTCGAGGACTTCAAACCAATCTGCGGGGAGCAGGAGCTTTACCAAGTTCCTACTAATGGTGTCGCTAGCGTTTGAGAGGTCCAACGTTGCAAGATGGCCTTTGATAGAGGCCTCACAAGCTACCTGCCTGTGAATATCTTGTCCGTAGAGCAGGTCAATACCTGCAACTTTCAGGCGGCGCCGGATGGCGCGACCAACGCCTAACTGGTAGAAGACGTTGATAGAAGGTTCGATCGCGATACCGCGATCCTTCTCGCAATCCTTTGGGACCGTTGTGAAACGATTCCCTTGGACGAAAGTGACATCTCGTCCGGACTCATTACAAGCCTTAGCCCATAATGTCTGCCCCCAAGGGAGCAGATGCCATTTGGCGTCCGAGGTAAGTGTGGGTCTAGATGACATTTTGTCGGGGACGGTTGTAAGTCGTCCTCTGTCGCCAAACGTCGCACCGGGTCCGAACCTGCCTTCAAAATCGGCAGGGACTTTCCCTAAAATTCCGGCGATAATTTTCCGTGTTCGATTGATAAAATCGACCACGCCCTCGTCGCATTCCTCGTATAACCGAGGGGTGAGATAAGGGTAAAGCCGGCGATTAGTGCGGAGACATTCCTCCTCATTCGCGAGGAAACCCCTTTCCGCTACGGCCCTTCGGTCGTGAGTGGTTGGGAGTTCCCTAAGTTTGCGAAGGAGACTGATCGCGCTGGCATCCCGCCAGTAGCTTTCAGCACAGAGATAATGTCTCGGATGAACCTTGCATGATGCGAGGTCATCATACGCGTCGTTGCGCAGCATCACTGCTGCCTTGAGTGCAACGGGCGTGGCGAGGCCCTCGTAGAATCGCAGGGCCACATCCTTAACCTGACGGTCAAAGGGTGTCAAAGTCACATCGTTCTCCTAGGAGATTGCCGCCAACATCAGGTGGCGGCGTAGCCGGAGGCGTGGATGCTCTTAATGAGAGAGCTTGCAAGCAAGTTCCCAAATTGAGCGGCGAACTCGGCCAGTTGGGCGTCACTCATGTCCATGGGAATGGACGACGTCCACTGAACGTTCGCACGAGTCGCAACCTTCGACAGCGATGTGGTGGTATCCGTGTACAACTGCGGCATGGTGAAGCTGCCATCCACCTTGCGGTGGGTCAGGCTGCCATTGGGAGCGGACCGAACACGAAGCTCGGGTCGCTGACCAATCGTGCCACCAAATGCATCGTTGCGCCAAACGGCGGGAGACTTATCCCCGCCGGAGGCCGTGACCGCAGTAAAGGTCACGTCCGTGGTACCGTCCGATTTCTTGACAGTGATGTTAGCCATGATAGGCATAATGGAATGACTCCAAAAGGGTAACTAAGGTTACAGCGCCTTTTCTATAGGCGAATCCTTAGCGTTTCATAACCTGCAGAAGCAGGGCGATCGCGGTAGCACCGCGAGTGGGGGATAACCCCCGGAAAGGTTTAACGCGTAGAGTGGGACCTGGTAGCCCAGTCCTGCGTAAAGCAAAGACAGTCGTTCCACTTCCCCAAGCATATCCCTCACCAATTTTAGTAGGTGAGGAACCAAGCTGGGTGGTGTACCAGACATAGTCTTTCTCCTGTACTTGAAGGCCTGAGTAAAACGGATTGGTTAGATTCAACCCGATCCACTCAGAAACGCTGCCCAGTACCTGGCCAACGTTGACGAACCAGTCAACAACGAAGCTGAAAGGAACAGTCTCCCAAAGTACCGTCGCCGGGTTGACGAAACCCAGCTGCTCGAGTAGGAACAGGTTCGGATTTGACACCGATACCTGAACTTGCGCTCTAGCCTTAGTCACGATCCGCAACCGTTCGTACAAGCCCGTTGAACGGGTCGTCGTATCGGATTTGGACCGTCCGGATCCTCTCAAAAGGATGGATTCACCGGAACTCCTAAAAGGATCGACAAAGGTTTGAAGAGCAGCCCCGATATCCTTCACTAGTGGTTCCCAGCCGAAGTGAAACTCCAGCCAGTTATTCGCGAAGGACTTCTTCCGTGAGGCCTTAGGCGGAACTGCGCTCATCTTCAAGATGGCCGCAGCCGCCGGGAACTCCCAACGGTTGAGTGCGCGAGCGAAGCGACGGAGTTGTTTAGCTCTATCGACAATCATCTCCAAAGACCGTTTTCCCTCTAGGAGGTTGACGGCCCAAAGAGACTTCGCGTCAGAAAGCCTAGACACCAGCTTTTCGTAAGCCTTATTATAGGCTTCGTTATAGCCGGGGTTTGAGAACGTTGCCGGACAATACCCCCACCAAGGGTAAGTCGGCACGTATCTCAAGTCAGTATGCGAGGTGTTATAACGATAATCGGTGTCGAAATACAGAGGAAGGTTGTAAGGCTTCTTCTGACGATACCAGACTTTCGTCTTTCTACCCTGCTGACTCGGTGTCCCATTGGCCTGTAGAGGCCCAGGGATTATCACCGTCTGACTAAAAGGCCCTGTCACTGGAGCGACCATCATTCTCCTTTCGGATGAGATAGCCACTAGAGGGGATAGTCAATCCCTCGCAGCGACTGTACAGGTATAAGAACCAGAAGTCAAATCCGGTTCCCCGACAAATACGCGGCTACCTTCAACCCCAGGTCGGGGTGAAGCGCGGCTTTGTCAGACGACCTTCTGTTTTCGGTGTCCTTAAACACACTAGACAGCCGGTCGTAGAAGATATGGTCCTCCGACACGTCAAAAAGCAGCTCGAGGAAGCGAGCAAGCTCTTCAACGTCGAACGTATACTCCCGGTTGAACCACAGCTCAGGGTTTGCACCCGAAGCGATGACCAGCTGGAAAGAACCCGTATCGGCGATCACTAGCTTGCTGCTATCCACGATTTGCTCCAAGACGGAAG